ACAAGGCGAATAAATCCATTATGCCATTTGATGTTGGTCCAACAATCCCAATCGTCCTAGACAACAACGGATGCAGCTATATGCGTATCCATTAACTTTTTTGCAGTAGTTAGTTTTATGTTTTATGAGAGCCTTACAGAAATGTAGGGCTTTTTTGTTGGAATTTTCGACCGATGTACTGGGTACGTACTGGCAGTACTTTTTCACTCCACCAACTCGCCATCCTTAAACCGATAAACAGGAACACCAACCTTCAAAGCCAAATCCAATTCAATTAACGCGCCTTTGCTATCGCTCCAATTATCGAGCATAAAAATACCGTCACAGTCCAACAACGCCTTTAAATCGGCTTTCATGTATGATTCCCACGACTTATCATGTTTGTGATTCAGTTTCATCGGATTGACGGGTTCAAATCCAGCGTTTCGAATGTCTGTTTCCGCTTGCTCAAATAATTGCGCGGCTTGGTCTTCGATTCCTGTTATTTTGCCGCTTATGTAGATTTTTTTCATTAGAATAACTTTTGCTGTGAAACATGGTTTTTGATGCGCTCAATCGTTTTGTCGAAGTATTCCTTATCCAATTCGCACGCGGTCAATTCAAATCCGTAATCGTGGCACGCAATAGCAATTGAACCGCTTCCGAGGTGGGTATCTAGTATTTTGTTTCCTTCAGCTGCGTAATTGCTAAGGATCCATTTGTAAAGCGCGACGGGCTTTTGGGTTGGGTGGATTCTCCTTTGTGATTCTGATTGAATTGGCAACCTGAAAATCTTTGCTCCTACATCAAAAGAACTCCAAGCCAATTCGAAATCTGAAAAATCTGTATTATCACAGATTTTGTCCCACGCAATAATACCTCTAACCGCGGGTAATTCAAAATAATTTGCGCCCCATATAATTTGATTTTTACTAACCCTAAACAGCTCATTAAAATACTCATCATTTGGGATGTTATTATCCCATTCTTTTTTTGTGTGTGCATTTCCAAATTGGGTACTGATCCGAGTGTCGATCCAAGTACAATTTAATCCGATCTTCGAGAACAGTTGCCGCGCTCCGAGCTTTCGCCGATTTCGCACCGATAATTTTCGGGTCGATTGTTTCGGATTGCTCATGAGATTTATTTCGATACCCGAAAGCCGTAGACGTTGCGCCGTCTTCTGCGATGTATCGAGCGTGTGCATATTGAACGAGTAGGCGTTTGATTCCTGGACACTCGTATTCGTTGCCGTCGTATGTGTATCGAATCCCATTGAATAAATCTTCGTAAATCTGCAGCGAGGGGTCGTCCTCAAAATCTGCCATCAAAGCTAGGAAAAAAGATTCACCCATGAAAATACGCAACTCAAATTCTTGGCCATCTAAAACGAACTGTTTCAAATTCTTATCGAAATTGATTGATGCGCTCATTCCGCGGTGCTCGATGAAGTCTTGGAGTGTGAGTAGTGATGTCATACGATGTTGCCTAAAAGTTTGTTGATTCTGGCCTCGCTCAATCGATGCACAAGCGAAAGTATTTCCGCTTTTTGTTCCCGGTTCAATTCAGGATCCTTTATGATTGACATAAGTGTCGTGACATCCGAAGATTCAACAGGCTTTTCCAATTGCAGCGGCAAAATACTGAAATCCGTAAATCCAGTATTGCCGACAAAATTATCGAAGCAGTCCTCAATGATCTGTGAAATGGTGTCGCGGTCGGGCTGCGTGTTTTCGTTTAGATATGTACGGGCTTCGTACAATTCCGCGCCGTTTCCACCTAGTCCACCGTCACGGCGCAATACAAGGATGTCAGGCACGTTAAACGCTCTTACAATGTCTTCTGTACTTGAATCTTCGGTATGTTCTAGTAAGCGGTCGTATTGCTGGATTTCGACTTTTACAATCTCGAAAGGCTCTTCCGCGGTGTCTTTTTGGATGTGAATGATTTTTCCAGCTTCTTCGCCGCCTTGGAAATCTTGGAGAACATCGCCAAGACCGCCACCACCTTCAATTGCGTTGCCGTTTTCATCTTCTTGAACTTCGTCCGCGCCAGTCACAACATAGTGCGACGGCATGAAATTACGCGAAGACGTACTACACTTGAATCTTTTTGTTTGCGCTTCTGTGATGCAATCTTCTAGGACTTCATCAAACGCGCACAACGGGTATTTATCCGAGCCGTCAGCGGTCCAATACAATATTTGACCTTGGTACTGATCGAATTTAGCCGCAAGGATTTCGAGATCGTCACCTTTGACCTTTACTTCTTCGGCTTCAACTTGCTCAAAAACTTTGAAAGGGTCGTACTTGTGGATGTACTTGATATTCTCTTTCTTGAACTTCCCATGTTTACCGTCCCAATTGTCGTAAACCGCCACGCGGTCAGGGTAAATCGAATCGTCCAAGGTCAACCGCCCGAACTCGAACGGAACGAAATTGATCTCCGTTTTTTGTCCAAGCCCATTGTAATTGAAATGAATGATTGCGCCGCGATGGTGCGTAATGGTATCGGCTATTTTTTGACGAAGTTTGTCGGCTGTTAAGCCTTTCCGATTCAAAGAAACGGATCCGAGGTTTTCATCAGTAAAAGAACGACCAGCCGTGCACTTCTTGATCACTTTATGGCACGATTTAGCCGTCCCCGAATCGTTTCGGATGTCGATCGTGCGCTGCGGATAACAGTTATCTGAGTCGAAAGCCTGTATTCCAAGGCTTTTCAACTCAACATAATCAGTACGCTTTTTGGTTTTCGATATGGTCGTCTTAATCTTCACCACGGGTTACGCTTCGGAATCCAAGATGAATTTAACGAGGTCGGCTTTTTTTCCTTGTGGAATTTCAAGACCTTTTGAAACGATTAACGCTTTCAATTCTTGCGCGGTCATTGCTTCGAGTTCGGCTTTACGTGCACATTCAGCGCAAGGCTCTTCATCGTCGTCGCAACATTCATCTTCGGTCGTGGAGTCGTTTGATTTCGCTACCTTCGTTTCGGTAGTCGTTTCTTCCGCCTCTTCTGTTTCTTCCAATTCGTTCGGGTAGATTTCCGCGACAATCTCTTCCCAATTCTCAGGGTATCGCTCGAACTTGTTGATCTTGTCAGGGTGCTTTGAAAGTAGGTAAATCAAGTCTTCTTCACTTGAATGTTGCGAAAATTGTTTACTCTCACCGTGTAGCATGATAAGGCATGGTTTCAAGACGAAACGCGCTGTTTTATTTTCCATTATTCGTTGTTTTTTTTGTTGATTATCAATGAGCAAATAGAGGTCTTTAACGCACTGGCAGCCGACGGATTGATTCAAATACATTCCGAATAGTTCCTTATTCAAATTGCTTGCCGCGATCCATTCAGGGGACTTAAAATCGTTTTTCCACTTGTTTGATGTCGATTGATTCGCGAGTACTTCTTCAATTAACTGTCCTAATTCCATGCTGTGTTTTTTCTCTACAAAAAAGGGTGGGTCAATTCCCACCCTATAAAGATAATCTTTTTTCGCAAATTACAAAGCTGTGTAAATCGCTTTTGTAGTTGCGTAGTCGGTGTCCCACAATGAAGCTGGCATCTTTGCTTCCTTGTTCAATTCCGTAAAGAAACGGAAAGAGAATGCGCCTTGTGTTTCCGTGTCGGTTACGTCGCGCATAAGGTCAACGAGTTTCAACCCTGTTCCAAGTCCGTAGATTTCAAACGCTGAACGCCCGTCCTCACCTCGGAAAGTGTTTTCTACCACAACCACATAACGCCCGTCGACACCATTTTCCAGATCGTGTTTTGCCGCTGGAGAAATATCGAAGCCTGTCATTGATATTTCGTGGTCGTATCGAGAAAATACACCAACTTGCACACGGCTGTATTTTGGTTTGATTGAGTTATTGATACCTTGCACCGTTACGGCTGATCCTGGAACGGTGTTCGTTAAATCGTCGTATGCCTTTGTCGTCGCGTTGAATGCGGACGTGGCGATGTCGGTAATCGACAATATTTTACAACTGTCAGCCGTTCCCGATTGTACAGGAAAATCGCAGTCAATTAATTGGTCTAGGGTAAGTTTGCCACAAGCCATGATAATTCGTTTTTAAGAGTTAAGAGGGGAGCCGAAACTCCCCTCGGAATAATTTAGTAAGCCATTTGAACTAAGTAGTTCTCCAAAACTTTCACGTCGAATCCTAGCAAGAAATCGAAGTAAACTTTCTTATCGAACTTACGATAGAAGATGTCAAGACTTGTGAAGTTTCCATCGCCTTCAGTTCCGATTCCGATGTTGTTTTTATCGTACATCAAAATTCGGTGCGGCAAGTATGATTTAGCACCAGTTGAGAAGTATTTGCGAATCATTCGATCCCAAAGTGAGTATTTTTGAACCTCGATGCCATCGGCTTTCAATACCTCGATTCCATTTTCCAAACGCTCAGTAGTGTACGAAACATTTGCAAATTTCAACTCCGAACGGTACTGATCCCAAACGGATTTAGTCACGCGCAAAATCAAATCGCCGCTATCTTCAAGGCGTTCGTCGCGGTCTTTTTGCATTTGGTCGAAAACTTCCGTAATCACCATGTTGTCACGATCCGCTGTTGTGAATTTTTGAAGCGCAAATGACGCGGCTGCGTTTCTCGTTTGCAATGTTGCGTTAACAGTCAATCGAGCCGTATCAGCCGCTGCAATTTCAAATAATTGCTTCCATGCTCCGTCGAGTTTGTTCAAGAACGCAAGGTTTGTTCCTGCGGTTACCACGCCACCATCAGCGATCAACTCGGCGTCGGTATCTGTGAACCATGCCAAGCGGTGGATCATTTCTTCCATGTTGACGCCTGTGCGCTCTTCCATGAAGTTCGCGAAATCTGTTCCTGTCAAGTCGGATGCTTCAATTCCGTTTTTCAATCCATATTGAAAGAACGTACCTTTCACGTCAGTTTCCCAACAGAACTCCAAGCGGTCAGAAATCGGAACAGGAGACCATACCTTTTGAGTTGCCGCAATTGCTACCGTTGACGAATCAGGATCGCAACCACCTGAACCTTTTCCAAGGTCTGTAAGCATTCGTCCAAGGAATGCGATTTGCTTATCCTTTTTAATTCCCGTTTCCATGAAGAAACTCTCGGTAATTGCTGGATTTTTATAGACGCGCTCGATGATTGCACCGCCGATTTCCATGATTTCTTCCTTTGTGAAATCAATTGTATTTGGGTCAAAAACTGCCATTGTTTTAAGTTTTTTTGTTGTTGGTTAATTACTTCTTGTACGATGCTTTTCGTTCTGCCATCGCTGTACGTGTTACCGCTGGCGCCGCTGGTGGAGTTCCACGAAATGCCGCTTGTGCTGCTGGCATAGCCGCTTTTGAACCCATCTTTGCAAGTGCTTCGAGTTGAGCCGCTGCCGCTTCGTTTTCTGTTTCCAATTGCGCTGCCTTTGCTTCTGCTGCTGTTGCTCTCGCTTCCGCATCTGCTAGTTTCGCTTGCAATTCTGCGAGGTTTTCCGCGTCGTCTGCTGCACCGTTCGAAACGATTGCAGAAATAACGCCGTCCTTTACTGTGATCACGTCGCCTGTGGTGATCATTCCGCCTTCCAATGAAACGAATTCACCGTTCGAAACGGTGTAGTCACCATTTGCCGCGGGTGCACCTTCAATCATTACGGGGTCGCCGACCATAACATCCACGAACGGGGTTTCAATCGTGCCGTTATCCGTTTCAATCATTACGGCTTGTGCTGTGCGTGCTGTTGTCTCAACTGCAACGGCTGTTCCTTGCAACACCGCGAGGGCTTGCATTAATCGGCTCTTTTGTGCCATATCATTTGGTTTATTTGTTTGAAAAATTGCCACCGCCCGAAGCGATGCTTTTGGAATGATTTGAGAAGCGAATCCGAGTTTGATACATTGATCGTTACTAAGCCACATTTCGGAAGACATAAACGCGGAAATCGTTTCCTTTGTTGATCCCGTCGCTTTTGCATAGTGAGATTCGAGATTTTTCTCGATTTCCTTCATTTCTTTTGCCACGACTTCAAGCGTTGCCGCGTCGCCGCTCAACTCAATCCAAGGGTTATGAATCATGTACTTTGTACCTTCTTCAATGAATCGGTTTTGCAACGGTACTGCTGTATGCCCTACCGTAGCAATAGATGCACACATTCCGCGAGCGAGTGTTTTTGCGTTTGGAATGCTTGCGATGAAGTCGCGAATGTCTAAACCGACATTCACGTTTCCGCCCGGAGAATCCAAAACAAAAGTAATCTCGTCCACGTCGCCAAGGTCAGCAACTTGCTCGACCACATCAACGAGTTCAACGCCTTTAGTTTTCACTGATCCGTCAGGATTGTAAGTGTTTCCGATTACGCCTGAAATGAGTACTTCGTTATTCATGGATGTAAAAATATTTGTAAGGATTAAAAAAAACTTGCACAAAAGTTTGCAGGTTTAATAAATGGTTATATCTTTGCAGTACTAACGGGAAGCTGAAAACGTAGAGTAAGCAACAATTTAAAGTAAACAATTATGAAAAAAGGATTTATCTTATTGACCGCAATTACTGCTGTAATGATGTTAATGAGTTCAGGATGCGAAACCACACCCACTAATGAAACAGCGAAACAAGAGCAAGCGCATACCGAAGCAAACCAAGCTAATTTATTATCAGTTCAGCCGCCGCCCGATATTTCATGGTCATTGGAACGCGACAATTTGATTAAGCGTTTCAAACTACAAAATGATCGGTCGGTCATGTTCTATATGTACGTTTTTATCGAGGGCGTTGCCGATCCAATTGGGTATTATCAGGTGAACAAAGTTTCATCGGTAAATTCACAATTGACAAATCCAATGCAAATGGTGGATGATCCGAACGGTGATTATAGTGCTGGATCAAGTGTGATTCCATCACCTGCCGAAGATGGTTCGTATGGAACAAACGGGGATGCTGTTTTTGGATTTACGCCCGAAGATATTTACATCGAACACAACATGAAATACATTGCGTCTTCAATTCCCTTAACGTTCACAAAGCCCGTCAACCGATTAACAATAATCAATGTTGAGACTGAAAGACAGTTGAAGGTTTTGATGGATAAAATTAAGTAGCATGGATCAAGAATTGAAAGACGGATTACGAGACGGGCAAAAAATTGCCGTTCGTGTAGTATTGTTCATTTTGGCTGTTGCAGCTCTTATTTTCATAATTGGAACGTGTACAAAAACCGCAACAAAAGCAACGCACATAAATGATGCGGTGATAGTTTACGAAGAATTTCAAGAAGTGTTCAACACTTGCAAAAAGCTGAATACAGACCTTTGTAACATGGCTGATGTTCCTGAAAATGATCCAATGTTCTTACAGTTTTCAAAGGCTCAAAGAGTGCTTACATTGAAAACTCAATTGAATCGCTGGGTTGAAACGTACAACGCCAAATCAAAAATGTGGGGTCGTTCATTGTGGAAGTCAAAAGAATTACCATACACTTTAAATGTGAATCAATTTTCATGTTATTAAAGATCATGAGTAGTGGTTAGTTAGCAGACATCATAAGCGGGAATCGAAAGGTTTGCGCTTTTGGTGGTGAAAAACGTTAATAACTAAGAAAATGGGAGTAGAATTAGAATTAATAGAAAACGTGAAATGTGTTTTAGCAAAAAACATGGGTCTCGGTCAAATTGGATTAATTATTGGTGGCAACACAACTCATAATGGCGAAATTGTGATTAAGCTACACGGAGATTTGCTTGGGTCTATTACAACAGGTGATGTTTGGACTGGTCTAAGTGACAATACTTTAAAAATCCGCCCACTCGAAGTCGGTGAAAAAATTGTGATTACTGAAAATTAATCATTATCGTTAAATTCCTGAGCATGAATAAAAAAGGCTTCATGTAGTAGATTTGGTTAGGTTAGGTTAGAATCGCGGATGTCGCCCGATGTCCGCGGTTTTTTAGTTTCTACGCATCAAAGAAAGAACGTTGTAAACGTGCCGCTGTGACACGTCAAACGTGAAGCAAGTGTCGTCCACGGCTTGCATTTTCTTTCGTCCCGCTGCTATTCTTGAATTATACGAATGCCAAATTTTTCGATACTCCAGAATCTTTGGAGAAACAACGCCGAGCCGCACCAATTCTTGAAGTTGACCCGATTCAAACAAGGTGTCTACAATGTCGATTATCATTTGATGAATTTAGCTTGTTGAGTGCCGACAATCTCGTTCACTTGTCCGTTCAACTTGAATTTCTTATTAATAGCTTCCGCGTCCTTCGAGGTTTTCGCGGTCGTTTCGCGTGAGTACTTCACGCCTTTATTTTCGTATTCGATTCCGTATCTTGACATGGATGTAAATTTACTGCTTTATTACCAGCATTTCCCGAATGTGATGAATTTCAAACGGGTTCTTTTCGCGCTTCATGTAGCCTTTTGTTGTTTGGATCGTGGAAATTTCTTCGATTTCCGATCTGACTTTTTGCATGAAATGGTAAATTGAAACTGGTTCAAGATCGCCCAATTTGTCAATGGTTCTCATTTCGTAATCGGATTGGAAACAAAAGAATCTTTCATCTTTAACCGTGTGCAATTTATCAACTAACTGCATTTGCGCCCAAAGGGTTTGAGCCTGCTGAAATTGTCCTGTTTTAATCAACTCGTCAAATTGTTGAAGCTGTTCTTTCATTGTGTTTTTTGATTGCAAGATACAAAAAATTAAGTAAAAATTGTTTCCTTCACAAATAAAGGAAACGTTTGTTAATGTATTGCTTTTTAGTTCGTTACATTACTTAAAAATCTGCCGCGCTACAAATCGAACAGATCCGAAACGAATCTTTTGAAGCGGAAAAAACCCGAGACGAACAATCAATCGCGGACAAGGCGGCACTCGCTCAATTCTCATTGTCGGCGGCTCAACAGTTTGCCGGGTCATTAACGCAAATAATCAGCAACCGACTTCAAGAAGAACTCAACCTATTGACATCGGGACTAAGTTTGAAAATGATGGGAACGCCTTTCGTGTTCTCCAAAATGCCAGTCAACGCGTCGTAAAATTCTGGAATCGTTTCATCGAATCCCACAAATCGAGCAAATGGAATGTTTGTATTTTCAACCGATGAATTTATCCCGTCCGAATAAGTCACGCTGTACGATGTCGGTTGTGTTTCCAATTGGAGAAGTCGCCAACCTGGATCTTGCCATTTGTTCAGGTTGGTTTCAATTGCTTCGATCTCTGGAATGATTTTACCGTTGAATTTTGGCGTTTGTTCCGTTGCTGAATGGTTCAATTGAACGGCTGTAATTTCATCGGGAAGCGTGGTGTCGTTGATTGTGAAATATGAATTTCCGAGACCCGCGGAAACTTGGTCGTTTTCTTTAAATATGAAATTGTTTCGCTGGCCATAATTCCCGAACTTGAAAACCATCTGCAGCTTCTTTGATTCGCCAACGTCCACAAGATGCGACCAATCGAGCGCAATTGCCTTGTTTGTTATCAAATCATCGAAGTAATTGAACCAAACTTCCCTTGTGTACGCGTTGGTTTGAATGATCAACCCGCGAAGGTTCAACACGTCTTTCAGCACCTCGATTGCTTTCATTCTGAATAGATCCACAAATCGAATCGGGTTGCCGTAAACGATGGCAGAAATGGGAGATTTCACGAATTTCGCGTCAAATTCAGCGAATCCAAATTCGATTTGAGTGTCCGCGTTGCCGTGTTTTTCGGCGTGTATTTCGATATTCACGTAATACTGAACTCCAGCCGAAAGAACGATTTCAGGCGTTTCCAAGTCGATTACCGTATTCTGGAATGAATCCAATTCGTAAACAGTTCCGATGAAGTGCGGATAGGTTGTTTCAGCAAGGACGGTCCCAGCTTCTTTAATCTGGACCACGAACCAAAATTCGCGCGTTTGTGGCGTTTCCAGTAATCCAAGACCGCCGTTAATGTAGACTTGGCGCGTGGCGAATAGTCCTGTGAATCGGAGCTTCCCCGCTTCGTTTGCCGCTGGATAATAGGAGCCGTTAAAGAATCCTGATCCGTTAACCCCCATCGTGACAGCAACGTTAACCGGGGCAATATATCCGCTGCCTTCCAGCACCTCCACTTCCGAGGGTGTGACCGTGGCAAATGACGCTTCCACGTCTTGCGAAAAATCATCGTTTACAGTCAATTCGTCAGGCGTTAAGACCATCTTCGCGTGGACTGGTCCATCGATGTACGACCCTTTAAACGTGTAGCCTGTGAGTTCTTCGATCTTACCGAACACCGCTGGCATTCGTAAACACGGGAGCATTCGAGGGGTGAAAATCGTTGCCGTGTCAAAAAAGGATTGATCTGTTCTCCAATCGATCAACGGGTAAATGTAGTCTTCGGATCCATCGCGCGAATCTTTTACGGTTGTGAAATCCCATGTGTGCGAAACTCCAGAACCGAACAACTCGCCGACGGTGCGTTCACCAATGGAGCGCACAAGGTTGATATTCCCACCCTTGCAGTCAATGTACATCCATCGAGCATCCGCGCTGTTGATCGACCCTTCTCCGTTGGAAATGATTTCGAAGCCGTCCTCAATGTATGTGATCCGTAGTTTTTGGTACGGCAACTGTGAAGCCGATGTTTGAATGTTGGCGTGTTCCAAGCGTTCGCGGTTGTGCGCATTCATGGGAATGCGAAAAGTATTCGTGAAATCGCCTTGGCGGTTCTGTAACTCGCCGATATTGTTGGCTTGTTTGGTCAGTCCGATTTTAGTCTGTTCGGAAAGCTGGATTTCGATACCGTTAATGAAAAGGCGGTTTGTTTGCATGGGTTAATTCGCGTCTTGGTCGCTTTTAAGGAATTCAACCAATTCTTCAACTGAATCGAATTCGTCGTTTCTCACGTCGTAATTATACACAATTGTGAACTTTCCTGAATATGCATCGAATTTAATTTCATTAATAGCGGAACCCTCAAGAAAATCTGCAATGAGATCGGCGAAATCTTCACCGCTTTTACTCATGTATTTTTTTAGGCTCTCAATATTCTGTATTTGAGAATCTAAATTCAAAGGTGGTAAATCTGTTGTCGGCATAACTACTGCATTTGATTATTAATTCTTGACTTGTCAAAAGTGATCTGCACTAACCACTCGTTCACGTCTGTTTCTCCGAGTGAAAACGAGCCTTTTTGAACTCGGTACGTTTGCCATTTCGGACCGTCCGTTTCCCATGTCTCGGGATTGGTCAACACTTCAATGTTGAGCGAGTGGTATAGCGACGTGATGCCGTCCTTATCTTCAGGCGCGATTAGTGCCGTGCAAGTGATTGAGGGCTGCGCGAAAATTTCCAAGTCGTTTACTTGACCACGCGCGTTCTCCAAGTCGGTTGTGTACGGCTCGAATGTCGCGTCGCCTGACGTGGTGAGTGATTCGATTTGTGACGTGTGGAATAACCAATGATTGCGACCGCCAACGTGATCCAACCACGACACGAAGACCGCGTTTCGCTTTTCGCAATGCGCGATTTTGATTTTCTTTTTTTCGGTTACAATTGCCATGATTCGTTTTCTGTGAATTTGTAAGTGATTGCCCTAGGAAAAATAACCGTGGGTTTTTTGGGAATGCGTTTAGCTTTTTTGCGCCGAGCCTTGTCATTTTTACGGTGCAATTCACAGCATTCTGTGTCCTTTAGGGTAAAATTTCCGCAAGCCATGTTTTAAGGTGTGTAGGTTAATTCTTGTCCAGTTGATTCGATAAAATTTTGAACACGGTGAACGCTGGTAAATTTAGCCCTGTCGTCACTAAATAACTGGTCTAATTCATTACAAATAAACACCCCTTCTTCAAATTGTCCAAAATGGAAACCGCCAAGTTCGTATTCGTTGAACCCATAGTTTTCGTTAACCCCAAATTCAAGACCTGTTTTAGTCGCTCCCAACCGCACCAATATTTCAGGTGTCAACGGGATTGGTTCGATATTATTCCAATCAACAACGCCGATTCCAAATTCAGCCGTGTTTAACGTTGGAAATTCTGCCGCGATGGTGTCGATTTCATAGATTTTCCCGTCGTACTTCACAAGGTTTCCAACCATTGTATTACGCTCGTTTAGTTGTGTTTCGCTCATTTCTCCAAAGTGTTAATATCAACCGCGAGACCCGCTTCGATTAGGTTGTATTTCCAATCAAAATGGTACTTATTCAGCAAATCTAAAGCCTCGTGTTGTGGATTGTATATTGAAAAAGATTCATCATTGTTCATGCACTCAAAGATATTGCCGCAGAACACTATTGAATCTATAACCCGTCCATTTATCTGCGCGTTCACATAACATCCATCTTCTTCGGTATAGTGTTCACTTTCAAAAGTGCATTGACTTAAATCGAATAAGGATAGCGTTTTTATGATTTCAATGATCGGCACAAACCTTTCACCATTCATCTCGATTGGTTTTGTCAAATCCGAAAGCGGTCGAAGGATTGGCTTCCAATGCTCATGGTTCAATATTAAATTAGTAAAAAGGAGATGCTTCGCTCCAAAATTACAAAGCCAAGAAATTATAACTACTTCATTTCCGTTTGTGCTAATAGCTTTTAATTTATGAGGCAAATAAGTCGCAATATGTTTAAATTCTAGTTTCATAACGTGTGTTTTTTCTCACAAAGATATAACAATTTATTACATTACCAAATCATTTATATCCGTCACGATGTCGGCAAACACACCACTAACCGCAATAGAACCTTCAACCGCTTCAATTGGATTTCCAGAAATTGCCGCGCCCGATTCGAGCCAAACTTCCACGGTTTCCACGTTCGAAGCGTAGCCGCCCTCGATCATTAATCGATTGACGTTCCAACGCTCGGAGTTAATTATGGTTGCCGTGTCGGTTGATAAACTCGCTCCGTTCACATCGAATCGTTCTTCTTCGCGTGTGATCACATATGGCGCGATGTTGTCCGAGAATATAAACGAAAGTGAGAACGGGAAGCCGACAAAGTACGTCGGTTGTTCAAATGTTGTTAAAAACTTTGCTTTGTTGGTTCGGGCGTTGTCAACCGTCGGCACATATTCAGCCATATTTGAGCCGTAAACTTCGCCGACTTGCTTCGCTGAATTGGTCCAGTAGTCCACATCAAACAGTTCACCAATGATCGTTTGTTGCCCGTTGTAATATTCATAGAATCGGAGCGAGTACCGACCGCCTTCTCCTGGCATCGCTTTATTGATTTGATCGTACTCGAATCGGTTTGGAAACACTGTGCGCCCTTTCATTAATGTTGCTACGTTTAATTCGATGTTGCCTTGTATGTCGGGAGTGTGGCGCATTTTCCCGAGCGATACGAACCCATAGGACGCATCGACGTGCAAGATTTCCGTTTCAACGTAGTAAGCTGAGCGCGATAAGTAGTTCACATATCCACCGACCGCGGAGCCAGTGAACGTCGCGCCCGTTACTGTCATATCGTTTGCTGTTACGGCTGTTATCTGAAGCGTGTACACCGTGCCGCTACTTGTGAAATACTGAATGTAGCTACCGACAACCGCCGACGGGTCAACTGTTCCGATTACGTTGATTATCGTATTGGCTCCCGAATTGTATCGAATCTGTACATTCTGGTCGCGGCGTTGAATCGTGTAATTGATCGGATGGTGGAGCGCGTTCCAACGGGTGTTAATACCGTTGATCGACTGGTGAGGAAGTGAAGAAACTGTTAATGTCATAATTCAAAAGTACAACTATTTAATTTTACCCAAATTAATCGTATCAATTTCCGCGAAATAACTGTCACCAATCAAAGTGAGCAATGAATTAACGCGGTCGTCTGTGAGAATTGGATCAAACGGGTTATTCGTGCCGCCGCGCTGGTAAAGCAAATCACCGTGTTTGTGAATTGAGGTCGAGATCATCCACGACAATTGCTCAACCGTTGGAACGCGTCCGCTGGCATCGGGTTGCGGAACGATTGATTTAGTTGGGATCCATTCTAAAATAAGTTGTTGGAGCGTTTTTTCACCGCGCACGGCATTTGGACCCGTTGGTGGTCGTCCATGGATAAGAACTCCAATATGCTCACCGCCAGAAATAACGAGCTTGTGTTCGTCCGCTTCGTATCGAATAGAATCCGCGAACCGTTTGGAAACGGCGCGAAGTTCGGGGACGATCTTTTCAGCGAACTGCTCGAATATTTCTTGTGTGCGCTGGCTCATGTTAATTGAAACTCGTCTATGTTTCCAATTCCCACAGGAAATGCGCGTCCAGATTCTGAGGTTTTAAACGCGAATTCCTCACCGCCATAGACGTTAAGTTTCCAAGCGCGCGTGTCTGTGCCAGCAAAAGGGAATGTAGTGTTTAGCCACAACTCGACGGCTGGATAGGGGTTTGAGAATGGCGGTTGATCCAAAACATATTGTGTATCATTATTTCTAATTTGATCGTAATGGTCGCGTGTCATTTGAATCCAATCATTAAGACCACCAAGTGAAAAGCTGTCGCAAAATGCAATCGCTTCAGCTAATGTGACAACTTCAGTTAAAAGGAATTGATCCTGAAACCTAAGAAGATTACCGTCGCAAGTTACGCCGTAAGTATCGTAGATGATTCCATTTGGAAAAGCGAGCGCCTTTGTTGTCGCGACGCCGTTCTTGTCGAAATATCCTGTTCCGCTGTAATAACCACCCGTACGCCCACAGAATCTGAAAGCGTGTCCGCAAGCGTTGCTGGATGGCAACGTGTAGTAAGGCTGCGAACCTTTGTAGCCACCGATTCCCGAACATGGGACTGCTGGAGTTGCCACAATGTCGGTAACGGCTGGAACCTGAGTAACAATGCCGTCTGAATCTGTGAATGAAATGTCGGGGAGTATTCGCGTGCCGCCAGAAACCTCGTAAACGGAATAGCTTTCGTTTGAGTTTTTGATCAGTACCGGGTCACAGTCGCCAACAGGAACCGAGTACGATGGAACGCATGCGGCTGGGCGTTGTTTTGGGGTGCAAACGAAAGGAAGTACCATTCCGTCTAGGCAACGATCAAAAACAGGATATGCAATGACTTGATAGGCTTGACCGAAAATGTTCCGCGACGTGTCGAAGTTTTCTGAATCCTTGGAAACCATCAAAATGAATTGATTCATCGCGGATTCCGCCAGCTTTAAAGTATCGTATTGCGTTTCTGGCGTGTCGTCTAAATTCGATTCGTAAAGGAACATCAGCGTACATACATACGTCTGTTGAATGGATCCGCCAGCGACGATCTTTGTATCAATCTTGACAGGCATATCCAAATAGACGGCTGGGAGAATGTCTTCGTCTGCTCGTAAATTCTGCCAGCTTCGATCTGAATGCAGAAATGAAAATGAATCGCCGTTGCTATCCATTTGACCAACGACCGCGGATATTAGTTCTTGAATAATCATGGTGCTAATTTACGAAATTTTGACAATAAAAAACCCCACCGATTAAAGTGGGGTTTCAGCGTATTATCAACCCTGATCTAGGGGGTCGAAATCTATTTATTAATTTAAAAACACAAAACAAATATACAAAAATTATCACTTTCCTAACGTCGGGAAGGTGATCACGCTCCAATCAAATTTAACTTCTTCTCCTCACTCATTGCGTTCACGATCACAAGTTGAACGGATTCGGGAAGTGATCGGAGTAGTTCGATTGGTGTGTCTTTTGCGCCGTTCTCATTCAGAAATACCGACGCTTCATAAATGATGTCGTCCATTTCCCCAACAAGAAGCGTTAAGCCGTGTTCTTGCATCATAAAATCAAAAAAACGTTGATGTCGTGAAATGTCTTCGAATGATTGGAATTGTTGCTCAACTTGTAAAGATTCCTCACAAGTTGGTAGCGGTTGATCTTCGTACGCACTTCCTTTTTGTCCCAGCTCGTTTAATCCCGTGCATTCATGTTCGTGATTAGTTGCGTGGGGACATCGCTTGTTTCCGCATTTTTGACAAACGTTAAATCTGATATTTGGAAATACAATAGGAGAACAACTAAGGCAAAGGCATTCTTCTTTCGTTGGTTCGCTCAGTTTTGCTTTGTATTGCACTTTCAATGTGGCATTGAACCAATTTAAGAAAGGTTCAGCCATAAAGCAAAGGCAGCCTTTTTCGGTGTTTGCAATCTTTTCGATTTCTTCCGCTGTGTAGGGCGCTCCATCTGTGAAAGCATAAGCCCCGGCATCCTTTTTCGCTTTGTATTCGTCCGCTCGGGCTTCGTGGTCGGCTTGGATTTTGGCTTCCATTGATGTAGTCTGTTCGGCTAATTCCTTCCGCTTCCAAATTGAAACGCCATCGCGGATTACTTCCATGATGTCGAAATGCCACGATCCAAAAGATGTTAAATTGTCTCTATAACCATCTAATCCGATGCTATGTCCGCTATTACCAACAATGTAAACACCTTCAGTAACTCTTTGCTGACCATTACGGAGAACAACCTTATCCCTACTTTTCAACATCGACTTATCGAAATCCCTATACCAAATCGTTTTCCCTTCTTTTTGGATTTCGATGATGTCGTAGTCGGCACCGTTGATACCGGTTAAGTCTTCGTTTAGTAGCTTTTTTACTCCTTGAAAAACAACGTCATGCGTGAGGTTGTAAGCGGTTACGCCATCTCTACATAAAAGATGATGTTCTTTTGTTAATTCTTGCTTTGTCATTTGTGTTTCTTTTAGATTAAGTCGATCAAATCATTGACCCTTCAATACTTCATTTAATCGACGGTCAAATTTAGTTTTAATATTCGATAATAACAACTTATTGAACACTAAACTAAATGGAAGGTTCAAAACTTTGTCGTGTTTCAATAGGTTGCCCTGTGCAATCATGTCGATAGTGCAGAAAATACCAACCTCGTTGAATCGGTTGATGCCTGCTTTGATTTCTTCGGGTGTGTGGTCGAGGTTCAACCGTTTGCGCTCAACCGCGTTGATTTTTAGCAATTGCTGTTCCAAGTGCAGCCCAAACGGATAAACCTCGGCAACGGGCATCGAATCCAGAATTTTTCGCGTCGCTTCAATCTTTTTTTCATCAAAGCGTTTGCCTTGTGGCGTCGTGTAAATTGCGACTAATTGCACAAGGTCTAACACCATGTACTGATCGGGTTGCCCTTTAATTTTAGATGGTCGAATCAGTTCGTCCGCTGTGATTTTACGCGCCCATATATCCTCGAAGATGTCAATATCTGTGTGGTCCACCCCGTCAATAGTAATGAAATCCAACGGTTCCAATTTCCGCGCTGGCTCGTCAATGAGAAACGAAACGAAGTCCGCAACGCTCGTAAGGTCGTGCGCGATCAGTTCGTCAATTGGAATGCCTGTGAGAATCGAAAACACGAAAACAGGGTTATCCGATTGCTCCAGGATTTGCGAGTACTCGGAGCACGTCAAATCGAAATAACTGGATTTGACCTGAATCGTTTTGTGTGGCGTGGAGAACTCAATCATAAACGGTTGCTTTTGGTGCTTTGGCTTTGGGCTTAATGTCACCGTATGCGCGCATAATGAGCGCGTCGAGGTCGTCAGGTGAACGCCCTATAATTTCTTTGATCTTCAATTTTGGGAGTAGTTGCACTTTGCCGTCCTTGTCCGCGTCGTAAGATTGTAAGCATTCTAGTTCGGCGGTTACGTGTGAAATTTCATCGACTGTCATTTCGTAATCAAAGAACACCTCGGACGCGTTGATTTTTTGCGCTAAGTGGTAGCCGCATTGGGTTTTCAGGTTCTTAAAATTGGGTTGGGTACTCCGAACCTTTACAACCTTCCCGCCGTTGTTGAATGGGGTTGCGCCCTTCAGATACCCACGAAGAAAAATTCCAAGCCCATCGGCATCGTAAATGATGTTGGAGCGCGGAACCTTCCATTTTTCCGCTGTTGCCTTCAGTACCTTTTCGATTTGATCCGGTTCGAGTTTCGAATAGGTTTTCACGTCAACAACTCGCCACCCCTCCCAAACATACACCTTGAACTTATCCGATCCAATCGAAGCGATATCCGCTGTGATCCATTTCAGGCCACCAGGAACAAATGAATTTGTCCAAAGATTCGCGATTGCTTCGTAGCTGCATAGCATTTCTTCGGATTCTTGCGCTTCGGCCAGATACAGCGCTTTGAATGTTTTCGGGTCTAAATCCTTTCGGGCCTGTTCGATTTCATCCATAGAAAGAACGCCTTCCGCAACAGCATCGTATGCGGTCACTTTGAAATAGGCATACATCGGATCTGTTTTCGCTTTCTCTTTTAGAATGTGCATCCAATTCGACACGCCGCCAAAGTTGCCGATCATTTTAATTGGGGCGTTGGTGAATGTTACCGTTGAACGCAAAGCCACAAACGCGTCATAAGTCGAGCGCGGTGCCTCATCGAATACAACTGAATAAACGTCCTCACCATAAAGCGCGTCGGGGTCTTGCGCCGTCTTGAATCGAAGAACCGATCCCAGCGGCGTTGTGATTGATAACTCGGATTTGTTGATTGAGTACTCGGGAAGCTGTGAAATTTTCTTTTTGATCCGTCGAAAAGCGATTCGGGCTTGTGCATACGTTGGGGCAACCCACCAATGCTCAAACCCTTCTTCGTTCCATGGTGCGTGAGCACGTTCGAAAATCCACCAAATATGCGAAAACGTCTTCCCTATCTTGGTGGACGCTTCACAAATCGTGAACCGCGCTGGATCGTAAAGTATCGCGGTTTGATAGCTGGTAAGCCTTGGTTTTTTTATCGTGATTTTCATTCACTGAAATCTACTTCAATTGATCCTGAATGGTTGAGGTCGATTTTAGTTCCGTACTTTTTAGGGTTAGCACGTTCGGAAGCGATTCGCAACGCTTCAATTTTCACCTTGTCACGTTGGATGTGATTGGTTCCAACAAACGGCTTCTCGTCGTCTGAATCATCAAAGGCGACCTCGACAATTTTGTCGTTAAAAAAGTGCGATTGCAATTCGCGCGCG